CTTCTGAGGGAACATCATAGCTGACATAGCACGACCGCCTAGACCACCTCCCGGTAACATGCTCTTCCAGAAGTTACTGCTCATCATGCTGTTCTTACCAGCTTGTACTTTCATACTTGATTCGAACAGACCGAACATATCATCCACTAAAGACGTACTGAACATACCTGAATCAAGCATATCCTGTAAGTATTTACTGAACTCCTCCCCTGATAATCCCATCGTCTTACCAAGAACCTTGTTCATCAAGGCTGACTCCCTGTTACCTCTCATCATAAGACCTGTTAATACAGCAGGGGCCTTAGCGAACGTACTAGCTGCTCGTACAGGGTTATGTGCGAACAAGAAAGCTGACTGTGCAGCATTAGCTAGGGTCTGGTACAACGGACGAGCAGCGATGAACACAGCAGCTGTAAGCTTAGTGCCTACCTTAACGAAATCCTTATCAAGTAACGATACACCTGCGTCACCAATGAACTCTTGGAACTGATTACCTTCTACTCTCCATGCTCCTACGAATGAACGTAAGTCTTCAAGGAACTTAGTCTGTAATGTACCAGTTAATGCAGCCTCTTGGTTCTTAATATATCCATGATAAGCTTTAGCATCCCGTATAAGCTTCTGTATCTCTGGCTTATCCTTACCTCTCCACTGAGTACGACTGAAGTCAGTAGGGAATCCTTCCTTAGCGTTACCTAGATGCTTACCGTAAGTAGCCATGAACTTAGACTTAAGTACGTTAACTGAATCCATACCTGTATAGCGTCTAGCTTCACCAAGAGCACGTCCAATACTGTCCTCTACGTCAGATATCTCTGCGTAACCTGATGGGCCTAGTAGACGTTGTCCTCTTCCTCGTGCATGAGACGGTACGTTAGAGCTAGTACCTACTGAATCAACACCTAGTTCAGATACTGCTTCGCGAGAAGAGATAACTTCAAGACCTTCCTCTCCTAAATCCTCAGCAGCTTGAGCAGCTTGCTTAGTATCACGGTAGATACCGATTACTTCAGTTGACTCGGTCTTTACTCCGTTACGTATTACGTTACCTTTACGGATAAGCTTCGCACCTGTGCCACCTGAGTGACCACCACCACCTATCTTAGCTATGTACTTAGAGAAGAACGAGTCCTCTCCTAGGTAGTTAAGGTCTACGTGACCCTTACGGATGTTCATAGTCTGATGAGGTAAGTCTTGTACTGTATCACGACGTACTATACTGAAGTCAAACAGCTCACCACCTGAATTAAGAGGGCGATGAGTACGTACTACGATATTACCCTCTGCATAAGCAGCATCTAATAGGTCGTCTGTAAGCGTCTCTGCTGTACCAGTAACACTGTTGTATATCTTTGTACCATTAACTTGAGTAAGGCTGTCAGCGGCTGCCTCAGGGACAATGAACGGACGTTCTGCCATAGGTATACCGAATAACTTCCCTTTAGAATCCTCTAATGTATTAATCCCATCCTTGATACCACGGAATCCACGCTCTGATAGACCTGAACGGTGAGCCTTATTACGTATAATAGCCATACCATCATAGAAAGAACGTGTACCTACGTACGCATCCCATACTCTATCGGACATCTTACCTAAGTATTCCTTAGCAGCTACCTTATTAAAGGTAATACCGTGCTCATCCCCATGAGTAAGAAGCCTAGTCCACTGTTCGCGCTCCATCTTACCACGTAACTTCCCAATA